GTTGCAACATCTGCATCATATGATATAATATAATTCGTTTGACTTAATTCTTTTCTAAATTTGGCAACATCATGATATGTTCCTATTTTAGATCCTGGTCTACCATCACATTCGCATTCTGAATGATATTGCGTATTATACATTTTTTTATAACATAGCTTATTACAAAAATTAAAGGTAATCAGGCGCATAAAAAAATTGATTAGTGGATTGATTGTAATAATAGAATCAATCTAATAAATATACAATTTAGACATGCCATACAGTATTGTAACAAAACACAGCTTTGATGGTCCGGCATTTTACTCAACATCTGGTGCATATAGATGGGATGTTGTTAATGATGAAACTAAGAAAACTGTTCTATCAATAACAGATACAGCAAAAATTTCTTATAATTGTTACTGGGAACATGTAGCATCTCCAACTAGAATTAAGAATGTTAGCATCCATGGAAATATTGTTTCAGAACTATTAAAGGATGGAACTACATATCTCTATGAATTGAATGAGGATAATGTGATTAGTAAAAAGGTAAAGGTGCCTACAGGATGGAATAGTTTAGTATATTCATGTAAATGGAATGAGAGTAGAAAGTTTAATCACTTTGTTTTTAAAGATGGATTTTATGCCGATTTGACAATAAAAAGTACTGCATATATTGGAAAAAATGAATATAATTCATATGTTATGGAATTTGAAAACAGTGAAGTTTTTGATCGATACAATTTGGAAAAACTGTATTACGTACAAATTATTTACGAAGGGTATTACTTTGTGGCAAAATACAAATCATCTGAGATAGAAATATCATATGGTAACAAATTTTATAAAAATGATTCAATAGATGAAATTCTAAAATGTGTTAATGATGCATACATATTAAACACAAATATTGTGGAGACCAATGAGAAAATGCAAAAACTGCTTGTAACTGGAATTACAAGAACAGAAAGGTGTGAAGAGGAGATGGTTAAAAATATGTATGAACAATATTTATCACTTTCTAATACTGCCAAGGTTTTTACATTTAATCCTAAAAATAATTACGATATTGTATCAATAACAGTGCATAGTCTAAATGATTACTATGTTCCTTGCATACTTACATTTAAATTTGCTGATTTAATTGAAAAAACATATCTAGTAAAGAGACCATATACACCAGTTGTTGTGTATTTTAAATATGATTCAGAAGTAAAAGAATTAATGGATACAGTTAACTGCTATAATGAATTAATTGTTCAACGCGCAAAGACACCTGATTTATCAAATGTGATAAAAGTTGAATCATTTGTTGAACTTGGGTCAAAGCGACAACGTACAAAATAATAAATATGGTGCAAATTATTATTTTTTTGTCTGATTGTTTGTTTATTTTTTAATCATATTTGTATTTTCTGTATCTAAATTATAAATATGACAGATGCAGCACCACTAATATTTAATCCATGTGAGGTATGCATTGAAAGATTGAGAGCAAGTTTATTCACTAGAAAAGATACTGTTGGTACAATCAGTTATGAAATGTTAAAAAGATATTTTGTATCAAAATATACATTTGATTTGTATTCAAATAGTATTCCAAAGCCCAGTGAAGGTGCATCTATGGAAGAACATATGCAATATGAACATCAAATGTATAAATATGCAAGTAGTCATACAGTTGAACATATTGTACCATCATCAATATTTGCATCTAATGTTACTAGTCTAAATATACATAATGAACCAGCACATGAGATTCATAATTTATTCATATGCAATCCTGTATTGAATGATATCAGAAAAAAATGTCACCATGGTAATGTAGAATTAGAACATGCATCATTATGTGTAGCAAATACAGTTTGTCTTATAAAACCATCATATGGTGTGTCTAAAAAACAATTTTATAAGAATCCATTTTTTACAGAAGTACATAAGATTGAATCATTTGTAGATTTTCCTTTTAGTGAAGAGGAAAGAAATAGTATTGTGTGTGAATTGTATTCTAAAAAAGAATGCATATTTACTCCTCCATATCAAAACCGTGGTGCTATTGCAAGATGTGTATTTTTTATGTTTTTAATGTATGTTTATGATCCAAGTAAACGCCCCGGATTATCATCTGAACATTATTGGTTGTATCGCAATGTTCCAAATATTGATAAAAGAACAAAAAAGCCTATAAAAGACATTTCTAAATATGAAAGTCTTCCAGGATGGCAAGAATATTTTTATGAGCATTTACAAGAATTTTATGAATGGTCCAAAATGCCAATCACAGAACAAGAACACCAGAGGAATAAAAATTTAATAGAAATTTGTGGCTATCCTAATATATTTGTTGGTTATATGAAAATAGTGGATGATGATTATGTTTACACACCAGCTCATCCTAATACAATAGATGCAATATTATTTAATCAATCCCATGATCATTATGACCAAATAAATGAATGTTGTACTGCGATTGATAAACTTGTTGAGCACAAAGTAATGCCCAAAATACTTGAATCAGATCATCCCACCCATATGTATGAATCTGCTAAAATATCACCTATTCTAGAACTTTCTGCGCATACAGATGGTTCACCTATTTTGTTTGTTCCATATGTCAAGCCCACATTTCCAATAAAAGTGGATCATAGAGTCAGTGACATGGTCACAAAGTCGACATCCGATGCAACAACACGAGTTGTTATTGATTGGCCCACAAAAAGAGCATTAGCAGTTGCCAATCGTGCTGAACAGATCATACGAGCAAAATCAATTGATTCCATGTTTCCAACTGCTGAGTACATAGAACAAAAAGCCAAAAGAGAAACAGAACGACATGTAAGACATGCTGCCCTAATGGCTAAAAATGCAGAAGATGCAAAAAAAAGAAAAGAAGAAGCAGTAGAACGACTTGCTAAAGAAAAAGCAGCCAGTATAGCTAGACGAGCAGAAAAAGAAAAATTACTAGCTAGTACTGACCATACAAAAGAAGATCCTTTAGCTGGTGGCAAATATAAAACAAAATATTGGAAATATGTGGACAAACTAAAAAAATTATTTGATAGTATGACCAGTTAGACACTATTCACATTGCATATTAAGTGTCAAAACAAAAATTGAAATTTATTTTAAATGTGATTTTCCAATACAATAAATGTAGTTCACTCATCAACATATGTTTGAACAACGATTAAAACTAAAAAAGTCGGATGTTCCTAATCACAAAATGTTTAAATCATCTTATTTTGATACTTATATTGGTACCAAAATAGGAGATGATTATGTGAACCTTTTACCAGAAGAAATATTTGTTTTGATGTTACCATTCATTGATATTAAAAATGTAGTAGATAGATGTTTATTAGACCATAAGTTGGTCACAAAACAATTATTGAAATTGCTAATTAAAAATGATCCGGATATTAGTTTTGATACCAAAATTGATGTCAACAAAATACATGATGATCCAATGCAACTTATTTTAATAGGACAAAAATTAAAAACTGGTGAATGTGATTTTACCCCTATTTACGATTATATGTATGACTTTTTTGATAAAAGTAAAACTGACATAATAAAAAAAATATGGAGCTTCAGAGATGAAAATGATAATAATTTTTTGTTATGGTGTTGTAAAAAAAACAAACCACGTGATTTCATTGCATTTTTATTGGATAATTATGGTGCAAAGTGTAATATTGGTCAGATTAATAAATTTAATGAGACTGCATTATTGTGGGCATGTCAGAATAATTCAGCGGTTGTTGCTGCAAAATTAATTGATTTTTCTTTTGAAAATGGTGGTGAATGTGGATTAGATATTATTAGTAATGATAATAATACTGCATTGCTGTGGGCATGTCGGAATAATTCAGCAGTTGTTGCTACAAAATTAATTGATTTTTCTTTAAAAACTGACACTGATTGTAAAATAGGTCAAGTTAGTAATGACAATAATACTGCATTGATTTGGGCATGTCGAAATGAACTATCAGCTGTTGCCTTTCATTTAATTGGTAAAGATTGTAAACCAGATCATGTTAATAATAATGGTAACACTGCATTGATTTGGGCATGTAAGAATAAACTATCAGATGTTGCGATTGAATTGATTGATAAATATGGTACAATATGTAATTTTGGACAAGTCAATAAGTGCAAAGAAACTGCATTAGCATGGTGTTGTTGTAATGGAATGGCAGATGTGGCAGCTAAATTGATTGATGAATATGGTATAGAGTGTAATATAGAACAAATTGATCTTGTGGGAGCAACTGCATTAGTGTGGGCATGCAATAGCAAATTAACAGATGTGGCAATTAAACTAATTGATAAATATGGTACAATGTGTAATTTTGGACAAGTTACTAGGGCCCGAAATACTGCATTAACATTAGCATGTTTTAAGGGACTAACAGATGTAGCAATGAAAATGATCAGTGAATATGGCACAGAATGCAAACTGGATCATGCTGATGCATACAAAAATACAGCATTGACGTTAGCATGTCGAGAAAAATTTACAAATATAGCAATGAAGCTAATTGGTGAACATGGTACAAAATGTAACATTGGGCAAATAGCCCATGGTGATAATACTGCATTGATATGGGCATGCCGTAACAATTTAACAGATGTGGCACTAAAAATTCTTGATTTTTCTTTAGAAAATGGTATAGATTGTGTAATAGGACAAATAAATAATGATGGTGATTCTGCAATTGACCTTGCAAAAAAAAATAACATGGTAGATGTTTTATTAAAAATACATAAAATATGTGACAAAGGGGATCAAAAAACATTTACAAAGGACATTGAAAAATATTTACAAAAGTCATCAAAAAATATTTACAAATGGCATCAAAAAACATTTAAAAGAAGAGTGAAAAAACAATTAAAAATATCATCAAGATCACGCAAAAATAGGAACTAATAAGTTGTGTTCAAACTTGATGTATTTTGGATTCTTCAATAAATACATGTTCCACAAATTGTTCATACAATTATTGAGTGGGTTTAAAATAGTAACAAATATTTAATATAGTATTGTGGATTTTTTTATCCTTAGTAAATATATTATGGAAGATAAAAAAGCATTATTAGATGAATTACGTCTTGATGAAGCAGACCTTCAGCAAATTATTTTAACACACAGTGAATTAAGGGAAAATTTGATGAGGGGATTCAAATCATCTATTGCAACAAATCAAGGCAAGCTCGATGAAATTAATGCTAAAATTGCCAGAGAAACTGATTCAACAAAAAAAAATATATTAATAGCCAAATTAGCACATACACAACATGTACATGCTAGCCTAACTTCATCCCTTGCACTACATGAAGCGCTCGAGAAATCTTCTCTACAAGGTGTGAAAAAAGAATTAAGTGAAGTGCAAGCTAAAATAGCTACATTAACTGCAACAGGTGGTGCGCGCAAGAAGCGTGCCTCAAAACCAAAGGCACCCAAGCGCAAATCATCAAAGAAAGCACAAAAAGGTGGTGCAAAACGCAAGTCATCCAAAAAAGCTAAAAAGAGTAGTTCAAAGGCAAAGAAAACCAAAAAATCCACTAAATAATTTTTTAAAAAACATGTTGTCCAATATTATACCATAAAATGAATGCTATAATATTTTTATTTTTTAATGGTGGTGGTTTAAATGATGATCAGTGGTTTAATCATCCTTATAAACACAATAAAACATGGTTTGACAGACCAGATGAAAAGCCATCAACCAATTTAGTTAAAAAAATTAGAAAATATGGTGACACATATTTATACACACCAACATTTTATTCCACATATCAGAATATCATTGAGGGTGCAAAATTTGATCTTAATGATTTAGATTTAGTCACTCACTGTGGAAAAATATATGAAGCAATAAAAAAATACAAATACATCTACATCATATCTCATTCTAGAGGATGGATATTAAGTAAATTCTTTTGTTCACTGTATTCAAATCAGATTATTGGGTATATCAATTTAGATGGTGGAGAGAGTAATGAGATGTGTGAACAAAAGTTGTCAGAATGGAAACTAAAATATGGACATATTGATGATATACATCTTAAAACATTATTTAAGAATATTGTTGAAAAACAAGATAAGTCATCATATGGTATAATTTCAGGTTTAGTGCAATATCATATCTACCAACAGTATCACAAATTGGAATATGATTATGAAAATATTCAAATGTATGTGCTGAATAATATATACAATGATGATGAAATAAATGTGTCAGATTGTTCATATGGTAAAGATACATTGTTGTCCAAATTTAATTATTGCAAACAGTTTGAACATATGAAAAATGTGAACATATCATATTATGTTGGCAAAACACATTTTTTGTATTTTTATGATGATGTGGCTAAAGACATTATTAAAATTATAAAAAATGACACTAAAGTAATCAATGAAAAACAGAAATTATTATTTGTAATGTTTGGTGGTTATGGAATGGCTACAGAGTTATGGAATTATGATTTGGTAACAATGAAACAAACCAATTTTCTGAACAAAATAAAAGAGTTAGGTAATGTTTATTGTTATTATCCACCATTTTACAATATTCAGTTTTACATGGAAAAAAACAATAAAGTAAAAGAATTTTATGATAATACTATAAAATTTAATCTGGCTGATATTGATTACAAAACAGAGTGTCAATACATACATGACAAAATAAATAAAAAATACAAATATGAAAAGGTGTATATTATATGCACAAGTATTGGTATTCATTATGCTATTGAATTGTCCAAGTTATTGTCAGACTGTTATATAATCTCAATAGAAGGATCACATGTTGGAAAAAATGCCAAATTAAAATTTGAAAAAACACTGGAGCAGTATGACAGCAAATACAAAAAATATACTAATGATGATCTTCAAATATTGATTAAAAATAAGGATTACAATGAGATAAATAACTTGATATCATCCAAAATGATTTCACAAATTGATTTTACTTTACAAAAATTTAAAGTACCCAGTTTACATTTTCAAAATTTGATCATTGGATCAGATGCATCAGAGAAAATAAGTGAAAAAAATATGTTAAAAATAAGTACAAGCAATGAATTAATAAAACATGATGATCAATATCATGTCATATGGTTAACAAACAAAGATCATGTGGCATTTGGAACAGATACAGAAAATATAATCTATTACATTAAACAATTTGTAAAAAATGATTAAATAACCACATTAATATTTTATTGATTGACATTATAAATGAATAAACATGTTGTTATACATATATCTGGTAGTCAGGGAAGTGGAAAATCGTCAATGGGTCACAATTTGACAAAAAAATATGGTGATCAAATTACAGTTCTTGATTTGGATGATCTGTATGGTGAATATGGTGCACACTCAAAAGTTTTTTCTGAGTATCAATCCTTTTTATCTGACAAAATAAGTATGAATTCAGGTAAGCCATTAATTTTAGTTGGATTAGATGCAGAATTATGCAAAGGTGATATGGTGAGTAGTGATATTATGTATGATTTGAATGCTAATCATAAATTTTACATAAGCTCTAGTGAAAAAACACTAAAACAAAGATTTTTTAGGCAAATTGGAAAACTGGTGGAGAGGAAAGAATGGTTTTTTAATTATTGGATTAGTAATCCCGATGATGCTCAGAAAAAGTTATTCAGATTTGTTGATTTGAATAAATGGAAAATAAATAATAATGAATGTGATAAGCTATATTCTGACAGGGGATACATTATAATGAATGCAAATGATATATTTAAAAATGTGTGTGAAATATTAGATGCACAAATAAATCAAATTGGTGTAGCAACTGGAGGTGCACACATTCAGTTTATATTATTTGGTGATGTCATGACTGGACCAGATCAATGGATATATGACATGAGTGGTAATAAGATTGATTTTATTGAAAAACTACAGACTATAGGAAATGTAATAGTATTAAGACCAGATTATGTCAATTTTATGAAGTATTCACTATTAGATAACAAAGGTTCAAACTGGGTGTATAAGTCAAAAGAAGATTCAATCACCAATTTTAAAATTGCTGATCTTCATTTTGAAAATTATTCTGCTTGGGTATACAGTCAAATAAATCCAATGTTCAAATATGTAGCAATTAGTTTGGATCAGGGATGCCATTTTGCAAAACATTTTTGTAACACATATCCTGAAAATTGTGCCAGACTATATTGTCTGGGTGATAGAAACTTGACCAAAGAAAGTTATGAGTCAGCTTTTAAATCAATCACAAATATTACTTTTATTAAAAGTGTTGTAGGTGATGATTATGAAAAATATATGATAGATAATTTGACAGATGACACTATAGTTGAATTATTAGCACACATCAGGGATACACAAAATGAATCACACATAGAATTATTAAATGGAATTTGTAAAGGTATCATCAGGAGTCAATATGATAAAATTATTGATATAAAAGTAAAATCAACAATATATTCAAATATACTGGCATTGCCACCTGATAAATTAGAAAGATCTAAAATACTATTTGATTCATCTGATACACTATTTTATTTTATCATATTTGATACTCATTATTTGATACACAGTAAATATGCTAATGATATAATCAATATGATTTTAAAAAACACTGAATAATAGCATCACCTATATTTTGATAATGTTCAGGTTTTTACTAATTTTTATATTGCCACACATCAACAAAATGACATCCATTTAACAGCTCACTAATCTCATTATCATCACATTGTTTGACATCTATTTCAACCATCATGCCAAATAATTTGTATGATCCATCATCATCATTTTCATAAATGGACATATTGATGATAATATTTTCATGTCCAATGATGCAACATTCAATCATATCAGAACACTTTTGTATTTTTACAGGTATGACAATATTGGAATCATCATCTGTGACTAAATAATATTCATTGTGTACATCAACACTTTTTATAAAATCATTAAAATTTAGTTTTGTACCTGTATATTGATCAAAATAATATTTTTTTGGATTTAGAAATAAAAATTTTTTATCTCTAATACTTTTTAATTTATCACTAATATTCTTTTCAATTATGTCCATATGATCACAAAAATCATAACAATTAAAAAATGTAACAGTGGATATTTTCTCTGGATGATCATTTACTATTTTTATATCAGTGATTTGATAACATTGATCAGTGTCATATCTAATTAGTGTTTTAAAATCATAATGAGAATATTGATTAAATCTAATGTAATGACCATTTAGTTTTCCTAATGCAACAAAAGTAAAATAGTCAGTAAATATTTCACCATCTTCACTTTTGCATGCAATTGTCCATTCAACAATATATTTTTCTTTGAACACTATTATATCATTTTTATCTGTTGTCATCATATATTTATTACATGTGTTACCAATTATGTGTCTATCTATGGTGTTTACTAAACCTTGTCCAATGACATATCTATCATTAATTCTGATATGTGGTTTATTATCATCAAATTGATAAAAGTTTATTAGATTCATTTTGTGTATATCATTTTTAATAGGCAAAAATCTTTATGTATTTCATTTTTAATAAAAAAGTTGAAGACCATAAT